AACCTTTGTTGTCCTCTTCAATCTCGTCAATAACACCAATAGGTTCATCTGTCTTATGTTGATAAAGTAATTTAATTTGTTTTGGTCTTTTCTTGTAAATAGATTTTGCAAATGCACCTTTCTCGATTACATCATTTCCTAAATCTTTATTATTAAATACAGATGCATAACCCTCGAATGAGCCATCATCATCTGTTTCTACATATTTATACTCACACTCTATATCAAGAGTTGAGCTTTCTGTTTCTAAGTTGTCCTCTTCCTTTAAGACTTCTGGCATATCACAAAATCCCTTTTAAGTAAATTAAGTATATTTTAACAGTGAACTAATGAAATATGCAAATAAAAAAAAGACCAGAGTAAAATCTGGTCTTTCTCCTATTTTTATATTAGTCTAATCTTGAATTAGATACTGCTTTAATACCAGCTTTTTTCAAAACTTTAGCATAAGCATCAGCACCAGCCTCATGTATCATTACACATTGTCCATTGTAATCTGCTGGTTTCCATATTGAGTAAGCATTATCATAATGACTCCATTCATAACCAAGTTTTTCAAGTCTTTTACCTACTTCTGAACTTTTTCTTACTCCATAAATGTTTACCCATGCAAATCCACAAGCCAGTTCAGGCTCTCCATGTTCCTCTAAAGCATTTTCAACAGCTTTTTTAGAAACTTTTAAAGCCCATTCGTGTGTTTCCTCAAAGTTAATATGTGTGTATTGTTCTTTAAGGTTTTTACGATACTCACTTCTTTGTTTAGCATTTTGCTGAACAGAAACTTTATTATGT